ATATATTTGTTCTTTGGTTGCTCCAGTTAGTACATCAAGCAAGATATCACTTAAGAAGTCTTGTACGATTTTGGGCGTATCACTACGCTTCAAGTCTAGTCCCATTGCTTTTACTTTGCCGGGCTTGCCACCGCCATCAAGTCTAGCACCTTCCATATCATAGATAAGTGCCGCATAACGCTTCTTCTTGATGTATAAGCCCTTGGTTGCAGTAATCTCTCTACCACCTTTGATGATAGCACCGTTCTCACGTGGCACGTGACAGGCTTTTTCCATAAACAACGGAAAACTTTCATTCAGTTGATCTGAGATGGTATCGTATACTTGTGTAGCAATATCTTTGTTCCATTCCATACGTCCTGCTTCTACATCATCTTTAATCGCGGGCCATGCACTAAAGTAACAACTGTCTGTATCACCATACACAACTGCTTCACCGGTATGATCATACTCGCCAGTGATTGCTTCGTTGATAAACGCATCCATATGTTTGGCAATAATACGTCCTGTTAGCGTTGTACTCTGTCCAATACGTTTATCAAAGAATCTACAACCTGGATTAAGAATAGCACCATACAAACTGTTCAAGTTAATCTTCTTAACCAACTGTCGTTTGTCCCAGAACGCAACATCATCCGGTGTTTCTGCTTCACGCTTCTTAGCCTGTAGCTCTTTACGTTCTGCATACCAACGTTCTAGTAAGCCTGGCACAATAGCCTTTTGTTCATAACTGAATATAGTACCATTGGCACTTAACATCCACGGCTTATTACTGTCAAATATTAATCGCCAAATATCTGCCGCACTCATCACATCACTGCTACCATCTGCTTCCCAGTCAACAGTAATCTCTGTACCTACTTCACCATTCATAACTGCTTGATACTCAAGGCTTCCAAACATATTCTCCCAAGCATCTGCAAAACTTTTGCCCGAGGCTTGTTTTTCCTTGATGTATCTGTCAGTCATTATCGGTCTGAGTTGTCCGATGATGCTTTCGGGCGCCATGTTAAGGGCCCTAATAGCACTGGGATAGAGTGAGTTGATGTCGATCGCTCCGATCCAGTCGTGCATTCCTTTTTTCGGGTGAGCAACATAGGCACCTGCCGCTTGCGTGTCTCCGTGTTCATCTTTTCCTTTCCTGTTGGGTACAACCATACCACGTTGATGTGCTTCATTGATAATAGCCTGCTCTGTAACTGCTACTGCACCCATTGTTGTTTGTAGCAATACTGTATTATCATGTGCAAGTTCATTAGCAAGATCCAAGAAACGTAACTTCTTGTCCATCTTACCTAACAATGCGGTATCCTGTCTGTTGTACTCAATGAAAGTTTTGAAGTCTTTGTTGTACAGTTGATCCAACGTGCCTTCATATTGAGTTTTACGCTCGCCTAGTTCATATTCACCAATAGCATCCAGTGAATAACTATGCCGCTCTTCGTATGTGTACTTGCGATACAGTTGCATATAGTCCATATGCACTCTACCAATCAAGTCAAATGTTAAATTCTCTGCACCAAAACGTTCAAATGTACGTTGCTTGGGCAGTTGTCCCCAGAGACACCAACGTCTGTTGTCGTCATTACTAAGTACACGTTTGATACGCATAACCATGTAGGGGATATCAAAGCCTTCGCTGTTCCAACCTGACAATATGTCAGCGTCTTCAATCAAATCTAAAAATGTTCCCAACAGTTCTTCTTCACGTTCAAACAAGAAACAGTTGTCAAATTCTTTGCACAGTTCTTCTGCACTTTCCCAACTCAAACTCTTGGGAGGAATGGCTAGTGTAATTAACTTGTCCATCCAATCGTTGTACAAGGTGATAGCAGTGATCTTATTGAACGGATCACTAGGTGGACTGAATCCACGCACTGGGTCAAAGTCAACCTCAATATCGAAAAAGCAAGTTTGTAGTTTAGGCGAGTCTGTGCCTAAGTAGTTTTCTTCTAAACAACGGAATACAGGATTTATGTCTGACTCCCATAGCCTTTTGCCGCTATTGATACGCATTTCCTTTTGAAATTCTTTACCATTGCGTGTGCTGAACCGGCTAACAGGGCTGCCGTACACAGTACGGAACTTACCTCTAGGATCGTCATAGTAGAACACATAGTTGGCTGGAAACTCTTTGTACACCCGCTCACCATCGACACGCTCTACAACGTGAATGCGATCACTTTTCCTATCAAATAATGCGTCTACGTAACTCATTCAAATATTTCTCTGTTTTTATTTCTGTAATTATCGATAAACAAATTTATCTTATCGATATTATACTGTCTAATGTCTAAGAATGCTAGTAGTTTGTTTAATAATTCTGTTCCATTTAATACTTCTTTGTATTTAATTTCGCATATATTGTTTGAAATATCTGGTAAAGTATATTTCCAGTCGTCCAAGAAGGGATTGTCGTGTGATTCAGGGTCTGCTAATGTCCGGCTTAGTTCTTCGCAGATGTTGCCTTCGCGAAACTCTTCCCAAGTTGGCCAACTTGACCCTTTAACAGCATCGTACCGATCTTTATTGTTTATATACGATTTTAAAGAATGTTCCAGTGGCATTTTACTTTTAACATTTGAGTAAATTCTATCTTTATCGTCGGGCTCAAATGTAATATAGACAACTTTTTTATTTTTTGCACTAAGCTCGTCCACCCTTTGTAAATGCGCACATGCATAGTCAAAATCAGGTAGGTTTCTTATTAACTCCACTTCTGCATCTAAGTTTTCTTGTTTTCCGCTATGCTGAAACATAAGCCGTGGATCATTTATTTCATACCCTTCGAAGGTGTAATGTAACGATCCATCTTCATTTACATTATACGAAAAATTAGGATACAGTAATTGCACACACAATGCCGTGACAAAATGCCCACCAGCACCGCCCGGAAAACATACTATTAAGTTATTATTTCCGTTTGTCATTATAGATTTATCGCTGTGTAATCATTGAAAGGAAGTTTATCGAATAAATTTTCATTTCTTTTTTTATCTAATAATAGCACATGCGTGATTAAGTTTTTGAACTGATCGCAGTTGAAATTGTTTCTTAACCTAGATTTGTAAAAGTCTAAATCGTTCTTTTTAATGTACTCAGAGCATTCATCTAAACAGTCTAGTGCTTGTTGTTTGTATCTCTCATCTATCGCCGACAAAGATAAAAACGAAGGGTTGTTAAGTTCGTATAAATTAATTTCAAACCCTTTCAACTCTTCAAATATGTTTTTTAAAAACCATATATTAAGCAAGTTTACAGTCACAGCCACTTCTAATTTAACAGGCCATGTTTTCATGGTTAGTAGATTTTGTTTTACTTCTTCCCATATACCGCCATGTCTGAGAATATTAAATTCTTCTCCTGTAGCATCCACACTAACCATCAGATGTACTTCTCGAAAGTGCTTCCAGATGTTAATAATATCTTTATCTTTGTATTTTATAATAGTCCCGTTGGTATTATACTGTAATCTGATATTTTTATTTAATTTTCTTTCAATGATAAGATCGAGCAGTTTCCAATGATCTGGGTTGAGCATCGGCTCTCCGCCTGTATAATAAACTTGTTTTAAATCTTCATTGATTAATTGTTCCAAGTACGGCGATATGTCCTGCTTTTGTAGATAATTTTCATATCCTAGTTCTTGTCCCCAGAGACTACTTAGCATCGGTCCGCATATACGACACTTCATGTTACAAGAGTTAAAATTTCTTATATCTAGATATCTGTACTTTGTGTCGTTGTGTAGTTTAAATCCTTGCCTCAGACTTTCGTGATTATTTCTTTCATTGTCGTGACAAATTTCACATGCGGCAGGTGGTTCACCGTTTCTTATATCTGCAAACGGGTCATTGAACAATTCTGTTACAGGCTTTTTGTAATTACTATGAATCAAACAACATGGAGATATAGTACCGTCAGGGAAAAATGTAACCTGATTCTCTAATGCTCCACATCGCCATGTCATGTTTTACCACCATCCCGATGCTCTACCGTATCCAAATATGTTAACACAGGCAAACCAGCTAGTTAACAGAAATGGAAAAGGCAAACTTCTGCGCAAGTATGCTATTGCACCTGTGATACACCCAATAAAGAAACCTGGATATACCATTAACATGTTAGGTGCGTTTGCTGTGAGAGCTAGTAACGCACTAGAGCCAACTGTAGTAACAAAACTAATCAGCTCAAGAAAAAACGCTGTGCGGTCTGACTGGTAACTCCTAACCCAAAAGTTTTTTATATTTTCCAATTAAAGTGTGCGTCCGACAGTTTCAAGGATAGTATTCAAGTCTTCGTGGTCGGCATTTTCATCTGTAAGTTTGGCTTTGAATGCAATACGTACTGCTTTCTTGAGGATACCGGGTTTGATTTCCATTTCTTCTGCAACCGCTTTGATTGTATCGCTTAGTCCTGCGTTTAGGTCTTCAACTTCCTGCATAACTGTAATGCCTTCGTTGACTACCTGTGTAAGTTTTGCTTTTTGCTCTGAGCTGAACACTCTTGACATATCATTCTCCTGTTAAAAAATACTATTATATATTATCTTCGTTGTTAGAATCAAGTAATATTTTGAGTCTTTGTTCCAATTCGTTCCAGTATACTGCATCTTCACAAAATGGTGTTACCAAAAATATACTGTCTGTTGTATACTGTGTATTACACAGTCCTGCTTGATCGAGATCTTTACCTGTAATTGTTTTGCCAAACAATATTTCTTTAGCAAGTCCG